GCATCCTCAATCAGAGAGGACGGTTTGATCCCATCGCCCACGAGGTTCGCGGCAAAGGCCTCACAAGAGTTGGCGGCATAGCCATTGGTGACCACCAGTTCGCGCGAGCGCGCCAGCAATCGTGGCCCACCCGCCGCGACCAGCGAGTTGACGTTCTCGAGCGGCGGTTGCCAACCGCGCAGACGCCTCCGCGCCATCGCTCCTTCGAGACGCGCACGTACGCCTTTTGCTCCGCCAGAGCGGGATCGAAACACGTCGAACAGCCCCATGGATCAGAGGCCCTTGCCCGTTGTCACGCGCAGATGCCGGATCACCCGACGTCCTTCGGTGGTGGCGATCTCACGGTCGAGCGCCTCGATGGCCCGGTCGATCTCCGCGACGCTGCGGTAATCCACGGTCTTGCCGTCGTAGCTGACCCGCGCGACGCCCGAAGACCGCGCGGCGGTCAGCGCCTCCCGGCGTGCCTGCAGTTCCGCGAGCGTTGCCATCGATTACCCCATGTAGTTCGAGCGCACCGAGCGTCTGCGCGACGCCGGGCGTTGGTTCCGTGCAGATGCGGTGTTGCCGCCGTCATGGCCGCTTTGTGCCGCGACCTGCCGCTCGAGTTCATCCCACTGCGCCTCGGACCAGCGATCCGCGCCGATGATCCAGGCGGCGGCGCGGGCATAGACCCGACAGTCCAGCGCTTCGTTGCGTTCGCGCAGCTTTTGCCATTCCAGCTTTGCAAAGCCGCGCTTGTTGCGGACGGTGACCAGTTGTTCGGCCACCAGTTGCTTTAGCCATTCGCTGTCGGTCCACCCCGGGAGATGGATCGTGCCCGGCACGAACGTGGCCCCGGCTTCAGTTTCCTCCTCCTCCGGTCGTTCCTGACGGAGGAAGCGATAGGTTTCGGCCTTGAAGGTCGAAGTCGCAACGGTCCAGAGCCGTGCACCACGACGCAGACGTTTGCCGCCAATGGTGGCGTCGACATAAGTCGGCCCGGAAGCCGGTGCCGCCCGATTGAAGCCCTCGACGCCCTTGACCGGCGCGACCTGGGCAAACCCGACCTGCCGCGCCCAGGCGTAGACAGCACTCGTCTCGAAACCGGTATCGATCGCAAGCCGTTTGATCGGCAATGTGATCCCGTTCGCGTGTTGCCATGTCCGCCCGAGCAACCCGCTCAATCCCAGCCAGCAGGCTTCCGATCCGGGGCCGCCTTCGATCACCACGTGATCGATCAGCCAGCTTTCCAGACCGCGACCCCAGGCCCAGACATCGACCTCGATCCGGTCCTTCTGCACATCGACGCCGGCGGTCAGGAACAGGCCTTTCTTCGGCACCGTCCCCGCCAGCCAATCCTCTTTCAGCCCCGCCAACCGTTGCCAGTCCGGCGCATCCCCGGTCTCGACCCAGGTCTCACCAAGCGAAGTATTGACGAAGGTCTTCATCGCCTGGTCGCCACCGGCCCGTGCCGACAGGAAGGCGCGGACCATGGCTTCGAGACGGACCCAGGGCGAGTAGATCTCGTTCAGGTGAAACCCGGCTGTGCCAGAGAAAGGCTGCTGGGCAATCCAATGCCCCTTGCCGATGGCAGCCCAACGGGCCTCATCACTCCAGGGCTCGTCGCAGTCGACGCAATGATAGCGGGCCGTTTCCGGCCGATGCGCTCCATCCGAAGCCTTGTCCCATTTCACCTGGCTCCAATTCAGCACCTGGTCGGTGCCGCAACTCGGGCACGGCACCCAGAATTGCCTCTGGTCGCTTTCCTCATAGGCGGTTTCGATCCGGCTCGATCCCCTGTTGGTCGGCGTCGAGACCAGTACGATCTTGCGGTTCCAGAAAGTCACTGTTCGCTTCTTCGCGAGATTGACCGGATCGCCCTCGGCGCCGGCGCTGAACGGGTAGCGGTCGACCTCGTCACAGAGCAGCAGCCGGATCGGCCGGCTCGCCAGCCCCGAAGGAGCGTTGGCGCCGACAATCGTCAGATGCCCGCCTGGAAACCGCTTGTGCAGGATCTTGTTGTTGCCATCGCGCGATTTCGGATCGCCGATCTTGCCAGTGAGGCACGACGTATCGCGGGCCATCGGCGAGAACCGGTCCTTCGACCAGGTTTCCGCGTCCCGCTCGGTCGGCATCACCACCATGATCGGCGCCGGGTCCTGATCGATGTGATAGCCCACCGCGTTGTTCAGCACTTCCGTCTTGCCCACCTGGGCCGAGGACATGATCACGACGGTCTCTGTCGCGGCGTCCGAGATCGCTTCCATGATCCCGCGCTGGTACTCCGCACGGCTCGTACGCCATTGTCCCGGTTCCGCACTGGCCTCCGAGCTCAGGCGTCGGTTTGCATCGGCCCAATCACTGATCGTCAAATCCGGCGGCGGGCGCAGGATCGACAGAGCCCGGCCCACCGTCTGGCGCAAGGTTGTGCTGCCCGTCAGTATCAGGATCGGCTGGTGTGACATCGGTCTCCGCGAGATCGTCGAGCACATCGCAAATGGCGGCGCGGATCAGATTTCTGGTGTTGGCGACCGTCGTTTGTTCATGCGCCTGCGGCGCGAGCCGGTCCGGCAGCGACAGAAGCCGCGTGCGCAGCAGCGCCAGGACGGCAATCCAGGCCGCTTCGACATCCTCAGCCGATAGGACTGAGCCACGCTTTTCATCGGCCTCGATCTCCGCCAAGTCTGCCCGCGCGCGAATGAACCGGGCCCGTTCGCACGCATAGTCTGGCGCTCCGGCCTGTGCTTTTGCCGCCTGGTCGCGCAGATACTGGACATAGCCGCGCACCGAGCCGACAAGCTCGTACTGGCCGCGATTGGCTTTGGGTATGACCCCTTCACGGCTGAGCTGCTGAACCCGCCGTTCGGACAGATCGAGCAGTTTCGCGATCACTCCGATGGGCTGGGTCGCTGATGACACTTGATGATCCCCACGCCCCGACCAAAGTACTGAAATTGCTTCGATTATACTGGATAAGCACCCGCCACAGAGCGAAGATGCTTACAAAGAAACGACGCACTTGAAGGAGCCACCACGATGACCCGCCTGAACCCTCAGACAACGCCCCGCCACCAGCTTCGCGCCGAGAAGGCACGGCGTAACAAGGAAGCCACGCTAAACGCTTTCATCGGCAAGAAGGCCGAGATCGACGAGATGCTCGCCCGGCTGCAGGGCCTCAGCGACGAGCATTTCAACTGCCACCCCGACGAGATTGGCTGGGCCACGGTCGGCAGTCTCGAGCACTACGCCAGCCTTTTGAAGCGCATCACCGACAGCGCCTTTGGCGAAGGCGAGCACGCGGAGTAAACCCCATGGACACCACCAGCATTCGCATCGCCCTGCGCCGCCTGCCCGATCATTTTGACCGCAGCCGCATCACATCAGTGCTCGACGCCATCGAAACCGCCCTCTTGGATGACGGCGGTGTTCATGCCCGCACCTACGCCGACAGCGTCACACTCACCATTGAGGTGCCCAGCCAGCAGCTTGTTGACGCTGCCGCCTGCCTGACAGATCTCGGCTTGATCTGAGTGTGCCGACCGATGGCCGGCCCCGCGCCACCGCGGGGTTTGGCCGCGTAGGAGGGGCGCGACGGTCGCGGCCCGATGACGGAAAGGGCGCATATGTTTCTGATCTATGATGCCAACGGGTCCCGCAGCCAAATCTGGGCGGCCCGCGAGATCTACGACCAAGAGCCAGTCTGGGAGTTTTACGTCTATGGCGGCACCCGCTCGGGAGACCCGCGCGTCTGCCCCTCGCTTGCAATGGCCTGCGAGATTGCAGGAACCGATCCTCGACCGATCCTGAGCATGGCGCCGTTTCTGTCCCAAGACAAAGGTTGATCCCTATGACCAAGCTATCGACCACCCAAATCAAAATCCTCACCGCGGCTGCGCAAAGATCCGATCGGAGCGCACTACCCCTGCCCAACACGCTGCGCGGCGGTGCCGCAGCCAAATTGGTCAATGCCATGCTGACCAAGGGGCTTATCGAAGAGGTTGACGCCAATACCCGCAACGGCGAGCCCGTCTGGCGCGCAACCGGCGATGGCCACGGCGTCACGCTGATTGCCACCGACGCAGGACTTGCCGCGATCGGCTCAGATCCCAAAGCGGCAACCCCTGAAGACCCTGACAAACCTCCGGCCTCACCGCGCAAAAGCACCAAGCAACAGATCATGATCGACCTGCTCACCCGCGAAAGCGGCGCGAGTTTGGCGGAACTCGCAGAAGCCACTCAGTGGCAGTCCCACACCGTGCGTGGGGCCCTTTCCGGAGTTCTCAAAAAACGCCTCGGGCTTGATGTGGTTTCCGAGAAGGTCGAAGGGCGTGGACGGGTTTACATGTTGCCAAAAGACCCCAAGCGCCCAACCTAATGTCACACTGAGACTCAACAATCGGCACCAGCATCGTTAGCCTGCAAACGAGGTTTGAGTGAGCCTCAACTTTCCAAGCAAGCTTTTCCATTATGGCGCGGGTCAACTTCATGTTGGCCCGCCGTATTTTTGCCGACGACGACATAGCTTTTCGAACAATCTCCGGAGCACATAAGACCGCAGAAGGCTCACCCCTGTAAAAACCGCGCCCATCTGAAGATTTACGGCGAGCGTCGTATGCAGCCCGAAGAGCGGAAAGATCAGCACTTGCGTCACGACCGCAATGCCGTAGCCAATTGCCACATTCGTGCTCGCTTCAATCAAAGACATCCAGCGGGATTGTTTCATGTACCAAACCCCAAGCGGCTCAGCGCATGACGAAAGCTCGCTTCCTGAAACTCCCGGTTCATACTGCCATTTTGAAGATAACGTTCACCGGGAACACGAAGGGCAATAGTTTGGTTCGAACAATCGACGGCTGGTAGGTAGGCGATTGCCTGTCGGTCTAGCGCGACGAGGGCATAAAGGTCGAACGCATTATCTGGATACCGACGCCTCCCACCTTTTCCAGCGCGTCGAAGATGGAATAAGTACCCGGGTGTCGCCCGAGTGCGTGGATCATGGTTTTTCGGCTTCCGCGTTGATTTGACCTGCACGCGCAAAAGCGTTCCGTCAATATCCACAAGAATGTCGTATGGTAGACCCTGATCGCTCAAAAACGCCCGATAGCCGCTCATGATGAGGTCGGCGCACACCAAGTGCTCGGCGGCCTTGCCAACTTCCAAATCATCACTGCATTCGACGTCGGGCTTGCCAAACGCGCTCTCGGGCAAATCAAAACCCAGATGTTCAAACAGCGATTGCTGCATGACCCACCTCCCGTTTCCGTTCGATGTCGTCGAAGCTCTGCCCAGTTTCCGACAACTGCGCCTCGCGGCCCGTGAACTGCTGCCAGCGGCGAACAATGACGTCGACGTATTTTGGATCGAGTTCGATCAGAGACGCATGGCGTCCCGTCTTTTCCGCAGCGATCAGCGTCGTACCACTGCCGCCGAAGGGGTCAAAAACCAGATCGCCCTTGCGGCTCGAGTTCCGGATGGCGCGCTCAACCAACGCCACCGGCTTCATGGTGGGGTGTAGGTCGTTCTTTGAAGGCCGCTGGATGCTCCAGA